GAGCAAGGGAACGCCTAAATCAAAGCTGCAGCGGCTCCTATTGCAGGAGCTAGCCAACTTTTTCTCCAACGCCCATTTTCCAACGTTTCCAACCGCTTTTCCAGCCTTACCGAGAACATCTTTGATCGCAGCCCAGTGCAGCGGGTTTTCCATCGAAGACGGGAAATCCACCAACATCGAGTTAGCGTGTTCAATCAGTTCAGGGCGGCACGGGCTAGTCTTGTACGTATAGAATTGAGCCGTGGAAATGATCTCGTAGTTGACCGCGATCTTCAACCTTAAGGCATTCACCTGAGTAGGTGTAGCGACCTGGGCATAATGAACGATGAAAGGTAACCTCCATCGTGCAGCGGTGTTGAGCTTCCTAAACAACATGTCCCCCGGGTCACTCGGCATCCACCAAGTGTAACTCCCGAGGCGCAAGCCGCCTTGGTAACTCTTCTTCACTGTAGCTATCGTTTGATAACTGTATAGCCCATTACCCATGGGCGACTGGCCTCCCCCATAGTAGAGGGAGGTCAGCTGCCCTCCGTTTTGTAGGTCGCTGCCTTCATACTCTATCCAATTACTCATAGACACAAGACGGTACTTGTCAACAGTCTGTTCGTAAGTGGAGGCGTTGGGAAGATCAACAGGAACAAACCTGTTCGTCCAATAGTTGCCAACACGCGGTGCCGCAGTGTTGATAAAGAGATTCGCAGACTGGAGAATGATATATCTCTGGGTCTGGCCAGCAGGAGGTGTGACAGAAACCCTGAACCCTATCCCAGGAAGGGGGGCAGTGCCTTGACCATTGGCCAACACACCCAGGACGGCTGCTATGTTCCAAATGATAATAACTTCGGACGCAGCTGCAGCAAGGACCCCGGAGGTTCCTGCCGCCACTGTGCCCGCAGCGTTAATCGCTTGGACATTCACAGTCGCCCCGACGGGCAACTGAAAGCCAAAGTGCAATTGCAAATTGGCGTTCAACACTCCAGCGGCTAGATTGTCGCTAAATGGTATACCGTACGCCACAGTACCATCGCCTAAGGTGAAAGTAAAGGGCGGCAATCCGAAGTCCTGATCCGAGTAGGACCAAGACAGGCGCAGGTTTTGGAAAGTACCATCATACTTAACGCTCATCTGGTTCGTGGTGTCAGCGGGGCTGGGAGCATCCTCCACAAGGGGGAACACTCCGTACTCATCCGACTGAGCATCGCACAACGCAGACAAGCCAACGTTGGTACCTAACTGCTGCATCCGATATTCCAACACGGGATGTACCATTAGGGGGGAGACGATCTCCAGCATTGTACCAGCAGCTTCAGCAGAAGGAGTAAGAGTACTATCAGCGGGGAAATAATAGCAGTCATAAACAACGAGACCACCAACCATGGCGGTGCTTCCAAGGTAGTCATCAGGATAACGAATATCTCGATACTTCTCAGGATCCACTAGGGTCTTTAGGTAATCGTTCTCAATGTTGCGAATTGGTCCCAGCGCAGAGTTAATCTGTTTCTTCAGCTTTCGCCTTTGGGTACGCGACTCTTCTTTCTTGTGTGAAGGAGGAGCAGGAGGTGGTGTTACGTGAGTAACGTTCTTCTGTGCTTTAGAAGCCATAGAAGTTTGATTTTTGCAGGCCCCCCTCGCTAACGCGCGCAGTTCGCTGGCATATAGCCCTCCTTAGCAACCACCATCTCTAATGCTAAGGCCAAACGGTTGTTTAGACCGACTAATTATAGTCGATCAAGGCCAACCGTTCAAAGCCAGGATGCTGAAGTAGCGTCCCCACCTCACATTTCGCCACCATGCCGCGCATAGTGGCGAGGTCCGAGGCGTCGAGAGCGTAGCGATGGAGCATGAAGCTCCAATCATACCCATCGGACGGGGTTCGGGGATCAAAACCTAACCCTGCCTGACCGGTAAACGCCACCTTCCACGGCTCGTCCTTCTTGGACTCAGTGGAGGAAAAACTCCGCGCCGCGTGGCCGCTAGGCAAGACAAACCTCTCCACGAAGTCGCTTAGGAGCGGCACAGGTACCGCGGGAAGCAACCCCAAGGCGAGATCATGAGCAAACCTCTCCGTTGCCATCTGCAACGACGGCCGACCTCCGGTCTTCGTTTTATAGAGAAACCGGGGATCACGGAGGGATTTGCCGATCTTGCAAAATCGGCTGGGCAACGGGCCCCAAAACAATTGTCCACCAGAATGCGGGTACCACATCCCCTTAAGGAACGTAGCACTCTCCACATTCCGGTGGACTTTGAGTTTGAGGCTCAAGCCCAACGACGCGAAGCTCTCCTCCACGAAGGAAGTGAGGTAAGAAACGTACATAGGGTCGCACGGATGCTGGGGGGGTTCCGCCCCAGACAGCTTGTACATCACGTGCGCCCAGCCGTGTCCACTGCAAGTCGTGTTACCGAAGGTCGTGTCCGCGCCTCCGGTGGCTCGCATGGGCCGGGAATGATGCTTCACCCGCACCGACGAGATTCCGTCACTCGCCTGGGCTTTATAATCGACGCAGCACTGTTGATACAGCGCCCCGGCGACCATATGTGGCAAGCCCAAACGAATGCCGAACTCCCGCTGATGGAGCAAAGGACCGAAGGATTGTGACTGATCATACATGGAAAAATCACCCTCCAAAACGAAGAGCACCCACCCATCATGCCATACCCAGTAGAAGACCAACGAATCGTCTCCTGCCACAATGATATGCACTACTGGCAAATGA